GTTGCTGGTGGAACCTGTTAGGAGACGCCTGAAGCAGTTGCGTCCTGTGGATATGCATGAACGCACGAAGCAATTGGAGGCGAAGAGGGACCTAGCAAGGGAGCAGTTGAAGGAGCACAGCAGGCCAACGAAGAGGAGGAGGGGGTTGCTTCAAGGTGGTAGGAGTCCAAGGTGCTAAAGTGCGGTGATTGTCGTTCCTAACCCCTACGACAGGCGTTTGCTTCAAATTGGAGGTCAAGGGGGGTCGTGTTAACTTTCAATCATAAAATATTAAATACGTTGTAGCATATATTTATTCACCGCATCCATGTACCCATCTCTGTAATACATTACGGCAATATGATCACACACCAGTGCCAATACCATAGCAACTAGGGCCGTAATGTCAACTCCATTTCCACTGTCCCCCACCAAAATGGACAATCCGCTGAGTGCCACCGCCCCCGATATAATCTTCAACCCTTTCGACCCCGTGTTCAATCGGAGCATCTGAATACGTTCTAGTCCGCACAGGAATTCAACATACAGTTGAACCTGGCCTTCTGGCGATACAAATGCAGACAGACCAGCCAATGAGATGTATATGATAAGTGATGCGATTAGGAGGACTATAACACCGTCTACATTTTCATGGTTTGTTAAGTTCACAATCACTAGAATGGTAGAGAGTGATGCCAGTACAAACTTTGCAATGTGAATTAGCATGTACCATCTGACGCTCTCGTTCCGAATCACTTTTCGTTTCGAAGAATCTTTGAACTTATGACCCAAATAGGATGCTACCAACGTGGCCACAACGGATATTCCCAATAGGGTGTTTGAATCGTCGTTAATGTGTTCACCGTATGCATAAGATTGAGCTAGCAATGAGGCTACCGCCACTACGATAAAAATCCACTGACCTATATCCCCCAAGAATCGTTTCAGCATCGGTATAACAAACATGAGGGCCAAGAAAACAATGGATAGAACACAACTGGTACAGTCGTTGTGATGGTTTGCCAAGTTAATGGACTGCAATACGATGGACGCAATGGTGAGGACCACAACGGTTCCCATAAGAAGCATCTTCATGTTTATTGGATATATGAATATATAATATATACGTATTATTTACTGAATAACCACCGCATCAATACTATATCGTCAAATACGACAAAGCTTATCATAATACAGTACAATAGCTCGTGGTATACCCACTTCAACGTACATAGTTGATAGGTCCAACTTACCAGACAAACCGACGCATACAGGTATTTGGATAGGTCTCTTAACTGGACTAGCCACGGGGGGTGGTCCTGGTAGCAGAGTCGGAGTCCTAGGTACAGGTTGACGGGAAAGGCAATTGCGGACGCATATGTAAAGTAAAATAGCATCTGTGCAACGTGCGAGGTCTGGAAGTCTATTGTGAGAGCTCCCATTAAGAACATGATACTGGTAGTATGGTGAATCCTGGTGGACGTCGGTAGGTGTTCGCACATGAAGATGCCCATTATATCGTTGGATACGTATATTATAGCAAACGTTCGGATACTGGAGTTGTCCCAACCATTGAGGCATAGAAATGACATGATAAACAGTAGTGCCAGAGAAAATGCCTTTATGACGTTCTTTACAATGTAATTCTTCTTGTTGGAGGCCTCAAACAGCGGTGTGTTCCTTTTTAGGGCATTGTCAACGATAGGGTACAGTTTGTACAGGAATGAGCAGTATGCGACAAGAAATGCGATATGATACATATATATATCGTTCTTGTATGAATAAACGGATGTTTAAATATATGATTATGGTATACTTTCTAATTGCAACGTTAATCGGCGAATACGTACCACAGCGTGATGCAAATGGGGCATTGTCGTCGAAGCAGTGCTGGGGTTCGACTGGAACCTGTTGGTGTCAATATAGTACGGACAGGAAACATTTTAGAATTGCCGACGACAGAGATTGTCCAAACGGACCTATATAAACAGATGCAGCTTCTTTTAAATGAAACTCTTTCTATTTGCATTGTTACTATCAACCGCAAAAGCATGGTCAACTGGTGCAACTGGCACGTCAATGGTCGAGTGTCCGTCTACGGCAGGGGAGGCACTGATGGATTCAAATGTCGATGCCCTGAACGAATGCAGTGCAGCGACGCTGAGGCGCTACTACAACGAGAACGACTGTTGTATTGTGAATTTAGCGGAGTGCAACTACATTGAACGCGCGTGGTGGGTACATGTCAACGTACTGAGGCACAGGCCGCTTTGCATCTACCCATCGCTTCGTTTGGGCCACCCACAACGGAAGAAGCACGTGGCGAGGAGGAGGCTTTTCAAACGAATTAAACAACGCTCGCGTCTCGCAGCTGGTGGTAGGGGTTCTTTATCGATTTTAAGGCAAAGTATAGCATGATGTACGCCGAACAGTGCCATATGCTATGGACAAATCCGTATTTTTGTGGATCCATCTCACCAGCTACAATAAATGATATACTGGCAACTACTGCACATGCACATGCCATTCCAATGTAAACATTGTCGCGAATGTCCACTGGCTTACAGGTACGATACATTAAATATAATAACAATAACGCAAACATCACCGCACTTACAATTTCAAATATCTTCCATGTACCAACCTGAGCCTCCCCCATGGCCCCCATAAACACCCCTGACCCCGCAATCAGTAGAAATGCCCATTCTGGTATGTATTCATATACCAATAGGAAGAATGTACTCATAATGAGAACGTTTTGCGCCGCAACGTCCCATCGATCAAAGTATTCAAACAGACCGTAGTACCCTATCTTCGACAGATGGTACAACACGGATGTCATAACCGAATAGACCAGAACGATGCAATACCACCGTGTGTGAGACACCAGGATAAGACTTGGCACCGCCAGTAGATGCGTTAGCATAACGATCCAATCCCCCACCACCTTCAGCCCCTCGTTTGGTGGTATAAGTGATAGGACAAAACACACCGTGTTAAGTACAATAAACAATATTATAAAAAAATAATCTATGCCCTGCATGTTTATAAAAAAGTATCTCCTATTTATACGATTACTTGCTACATCCCTAGTGCGGACGGGTCCTTTTTAAATGTATCGCTCCAGGCGAGTCCCCTCGCCGTGGAGCACGCGCACGAATCGTCCGAATAGAACACCGTGCTGGCTGCTGTAGTTCCAAACAGCTCTGTGAATATTTCCCTGTACAGGAAGGCTTCTTTGGTCTGTGGCGTTTGAAATGGGTACGTTTCATCGGCCTTGCCAAAGTTGTGGACGGTCTTTTCTGCATGGTCTTTTAATGCTTGAATCCAATCGGATCCGACACCATCGGAAAACTGCTCCTTTTTTCGCTGTGCCAGGTCTTTTGTCAGGTAGTGTCCAAATTCTTCCCGCAACAACCACTTGGTAGGCTTTTCTCCGTCTGGGTGCGTACCCGATAGTTTGTTCACTGGATCCATGACGTTCATGGCGTAATTCACTAGGTGTTTGTCCAGAAATGGGACTCTCGTTTCGATCCCATGACAGGCCATTGTTTTGTTGGCTCGTAGACAATCGTGGTAATGGAGGCGATTCATCTTATCGACGCATTCAGCATGCATTTCCCCCCTAGTTGGACAGTGTTTGCAGTAAAGATACCCCCCAAACAATTCATCGGAACCCTCCCCACTGAATATCACTTTGATTCCACACTTCCTTATGTACTTCCCCAACAAATACATTGGAATAGACGCTCGAATGGTAGTGACATCGTATGATTCGATTGCGTATATGACACTCCTCAACACTTCCAGGCCTTCCTGTACGGTGAATACGTACTCGTGGTGGTGAGAATCCAACTCTGTCGCCATCGCCTTTGCCTTTGCCAAGTCGGGGGAACCTTTCAATCCGATGCTAAAGGTGTGCATACAACCGTTCCACTTCACGTTTGCCCAGTTTTCGTGGTTGTATATCATGGAGCCGATAATAGACGAGTCTAGACCACCTGACAGTAGAACGCCCCATGGAACGTCCAACGAAAGTCGTTTGTCAATTGAATCGAACATGAGGGCCTCCAGATCACCACTAACATATGATGCGGATGGCGGTTCTGTTACATAAAGAGGTGCATATGGTGTGGAACCGTTTTTAGTCACCAGGTGTCCAGGTTGCACGATTTTTGCGTTCAACCCCTTCAATGCCTTCAATTCACTGGAGAACCACACCGTGTCGTTCTCCTGTGCAGTGTATAGTGGTATGACGCCAACTGGGTCCCTAGCCGCGTAATAATCACCAGTTTCCATGTTGTAGGCAACGTATGCGAATATACCATCCAGTCGGTTGGGAGTTTCGACTGGCCCATGGTCTTGAATCGTTTTAAGGATATGGTACGAATCGGACTGTTTCATATCACTTGCGTTGTATATTTCACCGTTGTGAACAATAACCCAGGGACCGCTCTCAATTGGTTGTTTGCCGCCCATGGGATTGGTGATGCAGTTTCTGGTGTGACCAGCGATATATTTGTCACCTGCAACGATCCTGTATTCATCGGGTCCACGGGGAATTAATGTTTGCAGGCGTTCATCGAAGGATGCATCGGTAGAATTCAAAACAAATAGAATGCCACACATTTATTAACAAAACGACTGCTTTTATACTATTATTTCGGCAGAATATCTTTTTTGGGGCACCACCATCGGTCTCGCACGATGGCCAATAGAATCAACACGTAGAGGAAGGTTACCAACGAGGACTCGATAGCTAGTATGTACAATTCCAATACAAAGCCATAGGCTGCCCATGTAAGCGCTGCTACCAAATGCAGTAGTATGGAGTGAGAATGAAAATTGTCGGTGGTGTGTAAGTGTCTCACTTTCCAGACCTGTGGTATGTTCGATACGGTAGACAGCGTAGCACCTACGGACGCCAGTATAACAGGTACATTCATTTCATAACAAAAAAAATATATTATATATGATGATTTGTCTATCTTAAAATGACTGTACACGATGATCTTGTTGCATTGATTCGTAGTTATGATGATAGTGTTCAAAGTGATGGAGAATCCGATGAGAAGAAAACTGAAACTAGTGATGCGATCATAGCACTCTTAAGCAGAGAAATGCCATCTTCCCAACGTACTCTATTGTTATCTGAATACACGAATTCGGAATTGGAGTGTGCGAAAATAATATACAATTATTTGGCATTGAAGGGCTTTTTACGAGTCCTAAGGAGGTTTGATCAAAGTATATTACTCGAAGATTTCGACAATGGACTCGTTGACATGGAACGAAATGAAAACACATTCCATTGTGCGGCGAAGTGCGAAGACGATCGATTCAGCATGATTCTGTTTCTATTGAGTCATTTTGAGCCAGCTAACGAAACGACAGGTGCAATAATGAACCGTTTGTTCACCATGGAAAATATTGGTGATGAGACTCCACTTTATTGTTTGTTTGAACATCTTCTCCGCGCGAACGGTCAACAACAAATCGAGCAAGAGTACATTATATTGCGCATGTTTCTACAGGACACCAACTTTCTATGGCTATCGATAGCAGCGATGTATCATCTGAACAGTATTCGTTTACAAGTGTACGACGATATGATGCAGATGGTTGTGGGTTTAGAAAATGACAATAATCTCCCACGGTTTGTGATGAATATAAGTGACATGATTCGTGTCGCATTGGACGATATCGGTTGGTTGATCGAATCGGACGATGAATCAGACGATGATAGCGTAGCTACCGTAACAGATACCCCAGTTGATCCCTTTCCACCTCCACCCGTGTTGTCAGACGAGGTGAGAACACAACTGGACATTGCTATCGGTCGTAGACAACAACAAACGATAATAACCCTCCTCCGTGATAACCCTGAAATACCATATGCGATTGGGTCTTCTCTATTTTCTGGTCTTCTCTATTTTAATACATTCATAGACAGGAGTCTTATCTTGGTAGTGTTGGCGTCGATAGAGGTACTGGAATCGGAGGGCGACATTACGAGTGGTAGGCTCAATGATGGCCTTTCCTCACCATTTCATCATGCAGCTGATAGTAGTTTGTTTTCGAGACTTTTAACGATACTCATAGGAAGTGTAGGTGCACATCACGAGTCGAGATTAGGACGGATATTGACATCGTATGACAACGAAGACACAACTCCATTGATGTCGTTGTTCGATAAAATAAACGGCGAGTTTATGGAATATACAGCTAACTCTGACGACGACGCTTTCTTGTTACAACAGAGATACGATAGCGTAAAAGATTTCTTAACTAGCACCGAAGGACAATTGTTTCTGAGGCTGTCGTTTGGTAACGATGCGATTATTACCAGGTATCATCTGTACCAGAATGATCTACAGGAAGCAGAGGATGAGGCAGAACTTGAAGTAGAAGATGACGAAAAGCTATCAAAAATACTAAAAGATTGTTTGCCCGATGATATCTCGCGCAACCTATCCAACGAGTTGAATGCAGTGGGGAACTACGCCGAATTAAATACTTATTACACTCTGAATGAATTCCGAACACTACAGACTCCCCAATTCGGACGAGATAAGTTGACGTTTCACATTGAAGGAAAAGACGTGGACTGTGATATCGGCGATGCTGAAACAAGCAAATACATACCAGTGAAAATTGATGTACAACACCCTGCCCGATCGGGGGAATGGATTTCGCGTCACAATTGGGACAAGGATGGCGATGGGAAATTGTACATATTTTGTGCGATTGAATTAAAGGAGTATTTGAACACCCACACTGGAACCTACGGACTGGGTGTACACAATGGAGATACCTATTACGAGAACAATGCATTCAACGATACGAATCCCTTCAATCGAAAAACTATAGTTGGGGTACAGTACCTTTCCAAGGATGAGATCACCGAAGAAGAGGGCAAGTACAGCTTAACTAACAGCAAAATGGCGCGGTATCACATTCGTATTGCACCAGACCACATGAAGAAGTTTGCTACGGTACTGTCTGAGATTCAGCAGAACAAACGCTTAATAAAGGAGCGCGAACAGGACAAAAAGACATACGAGGGGGCGTTGAAAACACTAGCAGACACCCCAATGTTGACTATGCTTCGTAGACGTCTGCAATCGGCCCGTGATCTCTTGGCGGAGGAAGAGGCAAAGGATAGGTCTCAATTCAACGAACGAGAGATACAGCTGTGGGAGGAAGAAGTCACTGGTGCGCGCAATAGAATAGATCAATTGAAGGCAATGATTAAACGAGAAGAAGAAAAGCTAAGGATAATGGAGGAGGAAAGGCTCATGAGAGAGGAGGAAGAAATAAAGAGAAAGATAAAAAAGAAAGAAGAAGAACTCCGAGAACTCAAGAGAATAAGAGAGGGTGTTGCAGAGGGCGGTAGTCCAAAGAAACGACAGAAAAATTATTTACCTTTAAAATTTTAATATCATAAACCATCTACATCTATTTTACTCTCTATGCCATTCGTAGTCTGTATTTCTAAACTGAGAGCCATGGAATATATCATGGTGATGTATATGAAGGTCAGGTTGGTGGCATGCTGTACCGTTTTTATCACAGCTGGTGCAATCAATCCCATCACTTTGGTGGCAAACCAGACGGCTATTCCCATGAACACAATGTCCGCGTACGATATATTCAAGCAGTCCAACTCAACCTGTTCTATTTCCACCCCTTCTATGATGGACTGTGTCATGGAGACGATTGGATCGTAGGTCCGAACGATCCATGCGAATGGTATGGTCTTGTACAGGAATACTAACAACCAGGGGAAATTCTTCCGAATGAAGAATGCTGGTGCCCATAGCATCCCCATGTCTGGTATCAACGGAATCCTGTCCTCACACTCAGAGAATTCAGTCATCTTGGAGCAAAGGAAGCACGTGTCTGGATTGCAGTTTTGCGATAGTCCTGGGAAATAGTAGCAAAAACACGATGGGAACAAATTGTCGTGTATGTACGTGTATAGATCGTCCATGAAACAGTTCGGTAGCGACGGAACGCACCTCCACGTGTACTCGTATACCGTGATCATGTAAATGATAAGGAATATGGGGAGAAAGAACACTGCTTGAAGTGTAAACACTGGTATACCAGTCTGGTACTGGATCACCCACCAAAACAGGGCATACCAAAACATATACCCCCATGCATTTCCTATCAGAGTCTGCCGTTCCGTGAACGTGTTGTGAGTGCAGTAAGCCTTTGAACTGGGACAGTCACCGAATGGTATTTTTATGTAGTACGTTGCCGAATGGGCAAAGTATTGGACATACACGTCTTCGTCGGCGCTTAAAAATGTCATCAATACGGTAGGCGCTCCATCCCTTCGATCGGGGTCGTTGGAATGGTCTACCAATGGGTTCCACCCTTTGTCAAAGAACCACGCCCAGTCGGACCTCGCCCGTTTGAAATAGGACAAGGACTGGTTGCCTCCTTTGAACAACCGTGGGCGCCGAAGTTTTCGCTGGTAATCGGTCGAATTGTTGTATTCGTATATGCCTGGTGATTCGGTATCCACATCTTCTGGTATTTCGGTGTTGAGGTTGCTGCTATCAATATCATTGATTACGTTTTCAAAGGCCTTTCCCAGCGAGATGCCAACGTCTTGCCTCCAGGCTTCGGATTCGGTGTTGTTGGTCCAGTACCTTTCAAAGTCAGGGACGGTCACTTTGGCGTAGACATTCTCGTAGTAATTTGCCATTCGAAGGCCATCTCCTATAACCACGTTGATGAAATTGTCCAACACGGCGCAATTTAGACAAACGTACGAATCCGTAGAGCACGGCGTTATATCTGTAGTGACACCAGCTGCCCGTAGTACAATGTTCCTGGCCTTTGTCTTATGTGCAGACGTCGGGCTGATGCGCACACTGTTCCAGGTATCAAAACCATGGTATAAATGTTTGGGGAGTTGTGGCATTTGAATAGAACCTAGTGCAACGTGTGTATACGCGGTGTGCATCGCCACGCCCATTTTGTGTCGTAGTCGATGAGAGGTCGCATGTTCATATACGTCACTACCGCATCGTTTTCCTATATCGTACAGCCTGTAGACACTGTTCAACGTTCCTCTGTTCTTCTCAATGTCGGGATCTATTTCTCTAAATATCGCTTCCACACCAGTCGATAGTGTCTTAAACGTGAACGTGTTGTAGGCGTGAGTCTTAATACTGTTCATCACTGGAAGCCACTCATCGTACTGGATGTTCACCTGTTTGAATTTGTGAATCATTTGCTGTGTGGTTATCTTACCAAGTTTGTGCTCAATGTACACGGCTGCTGCACCCGCAAAGTCTTTTGCAAGGAGCCACTTTCGACGCCAATTGTACAGGAGGTCTTCAGGTAAGGTGATGTTGGTCTGTTTGGATATCTCTCTCATGATCATTCTGTTCTCTACACAATTCACCAGTTTGATGTGTTCCAGAGGGCGCATGTCGTCCCATTGGTAGTGTTTGTACGAATGCACGAACATATCGCATTCGGACGTTCCATTCCAGTCCATAGTATCGGCTACGTGCCACATTACACGTTGGAATTCAGAGGTCTCATTCCCAGATGAGAACAAATGTCGTTTATGGTGTCGAAGTCCACACCCCAAGGAGAAACTAGGTTTGAGGAGAATTCCGCCAATAACGTCTTCGATCAAGCCACATATGTCGTTGGCCATATTTCGAATGAATGTACCGACTGGACCCAACATGTCCATGATGACTCCCATCACGCGCCCCACGTTTTTCAATAGTAAATTGACTCCCTTTTGTAGAATTTTCCAAAGGTTGCCGAAGAAGTTTGAAAATCCATTTGCAACGGTGCCCGACGTAAAGAACTCCATCATTTCTGTTCCCACCTGGAGAAACAATTCAAGTAGCTCGGCAGCAGCCTCGTTCAACAGATACTTTTGGACTATACCAATAATATTATCAAACGAAAACAGTCCATCGCCAGCACCCGATTCAATTCCGTTCAACACATTACCAAACCCATGCAGAATCATTCGAAACCAATCGATTCCTATGTTGAATAGACCAAATATTAATTTGAATATAGGTCCCAGTGGACCCTTGGACCAATCCAACTGTCCAGTTACCACATCTCCTATGAAGACAATGACGTAGTTGAGTGCATCCAATATGGCAATTGGCATGTTAAGTGTCACGTAATACAATTGGGACATTCCTTTCTGAAATGCAACGCCAACGTAGGCATCTGGTAGAATCGACGGCGGGATGGACGAAAAGGATGCCAGCGCTCGTGCCAAATCACACAACCGTTCGCTAAAGGATAGTTTGATACTGGAGAAATCCAGTTCCAATAGATTGCTCGCCGACATTGTGACAGCCCGTATTTCATTGATGAACGCGTACACAACCTGTCGAATGGTCAATCCCGTGGAACATACAAAGTCCGTTGTCCCGTACAATTTGCACGAATCCTCTGTGAAATCGAGCTGTAGGTTGTCGAACAGATCGCGATTCAGGTTGTATTTCCACAGCGGATATCGCAAGAGCTTTGTTTCGAATAATGTGAATGCGGAATCGTCGCAATATGGGTTGCTACCATCGTCCTCTCCACTGTACGCTGGATGAAACACACCAAACGCCTTCTCAATCACCGTGGCAAATTTTCCAATGTAGTACAGCTGCCACTCGATCCAAAATGTGTTGCACCAATGGTTCGCAACGTCCGTCGAGTGAAACCGTTCCCTCACAGGGTTCGTGAATGCTGTCTGCGCGTACACCATCAGGTCGTCGGGGAAGTCTCGAATGCATTGGCACTTGTTAAGGGGGTCAATTGGACCTGTCCATGACCCATTGACGGTCGTCTTCTCACACAATTCCTGTGAAGTGGCGTTGAGTGGTACTTCATTCAATGTTTGACCATCGCAACGTGGAGGAGTCCATACGGTATTTTCCACGTTCCACTGGTCCTCGCATTCAGCTTTTTGTTCCATGGGGTCAGTGGGATATATCCTCATGGGGTCATATGTATGGTTGCATGACCCTGGTGTCCATACTCCACCCGAATACACGTCTATGCAGTCCTCTTCGGATTTTATGTCAATGTCATCTGAATTGCCATTGGTATTGTGACCTGTACAGAAGTTTGCCAGCGCCCAGTTGCATTCACACCCTGCCCTATTTGCCCCCTGGCAACGATCCACGCTTACTTTACCAAATCCAGGGACGATTTTCCCGTCGGAGTTGGCAACAGGCATGCACATCATGTCTTTGATGGCCGTGTCTATGAGTTTGCATTTCCATGTTCTCTGAATGGAATTGTAGTATGGCAGCTGACCAGCTCCATCGCACAACCCGATGGAGAATTCATCTGCACCTGCTGCTCGTTGAATTGAAAATTTCTCCGCTAGGGTTGTGTCCGTGTCGGTTGAATTCCACCACAGTCGTAGCTGCTTACTGGACATCCCATAACCACAGTTTACCTTGAAATGGAAGTAGTCTCCTGAAACTATACTCTCTAGGTTGAGCAGTACCTTTAACAGTGTTCTCCAGAATTCCAACTGCATGAGAGTGGATATTTCTACGATGTCTTTAATGTTTTGTAAAAAGCCAGATGCTGTGAATTCGGAAATCCGTTCAAACATAGAAAAGTGATTGGCTTGAAGATTTGGTTGTTCACAGTATTTTTCAAAGTATGGCTTTCCAAACGGATACTCTGCCGATACCACAATGTCTTTGTATTCTCCAAACCCATGATCGCACCGACATTCCCCAGACGTTAAATCGTACGTAATGGACTTCCTGTACTCGCATGTCAGTTCCTCGCCTCTGGGGTGCGATATACCATCGTATCGTTGAAGCATCTGTATGACATTCTCTTCCTGGTTGACCAATGATTTCCACAGGATTTCTGTCGTCAACGTGTACACCGTGTATATCAAATCGGGCACCAACATCTCTGCCAATCGCAACGCACATGCCTTTCTCTCTATCCAATTTGTCATGCCTTTGTTGCACTTTAAATGGACATGTTCTGGAATCCTCAACGATATAGAACCTGTAGTAACCGCATTTCCCATTGCTTCCACCAATGCGTGTTGTGTTTTGAGACCCCATGCAATAAGATCCGTCTGGCCAATGATTGCAAGATTCAGATGTTCCATTGCCTGGTCCATCGACCACGACCGCATTTGGAAATTGGAGTCTGTGATGGTTGTCCGCACTGGTGCGGTTAACGAAAAGGTCTGTGCGACTCGAACGCTCGTCCATAGTGCATGCAACGATGCTATGGAAAGCCTACCAATGACGGTGATGAAAAACTCCTCTGGTAGACCGTCTACGCCAATGCCACTGTCAAACAATGAAATCAATTGCACAATCCATTTCATCAATACTTGGTCCATCCATTTGGATAAATAATACACAAAGCCCATCATGTGATTGAATGGGAGTACCAATGAGGCCGACTTCCCCCATGGTGGCAAAGCAAGGAACAGTCCTTGTACCAAGGATACGGGAACGTTCACCGCATGATTTATCGCCAAGGCAAGCTCGTCCTGACGGAAAACAATGTAGAAAAATTCAAACACTTCGGACAACCCACTACAGACGCATGAACTGATGCTTTCCTGTTGGAGCACCAGTCGTTGCACCGCTCGAACCACGTTTTTCACAGGCAGTTCGTTTATCAGCAGATTGTTGTTCACGGTAATTTGACCGTACGCAATTCCGCTCCACAGACCGATGCTCTTGAACACGTTTAACCATATGTTTAACACTATCCTAGCAGACGTAAACAGGGACTTTGTACTGCACAGGAGTATTGACCCACCCGTTCCCGATACCAATTGCGCTCCTATCAATACATCGTAGTTGTAGATTGGTACAAATGCACCGTAGGTCAATTTAACGACCTGTAGAATGCTCATGATGACATTGACGAACATTGGGTTGACACCGCACCTCCAGAATTTGTCCAACCCAGACAGGAATACTGGTTTATTGGAGTAGTACGACAGCAAAAACAATCCCAATGCAAAAAGATTAAGGTAAGTCCTTAGATTCTCCCGTATGTTGGAGACGAATTCAAAGCCCTTGGACGCAATCAACGACGTTAAGTCTCCTATCGCATTGATGGTTGTCTGTATGAGAATTGTCGCCTGTGTCATGATAGTATTGTTAATTCTAGGCTCTTCGGTTGAAGTAGACTGGTTCATCAAAACAGTGACATAATACGATACAAAGAAACTGGTGGTAGCCAACGTGGCGAATAGAAGACAGGTAACAAATATCAATATCATATTAGGAATATATACATTTACTTAAATACTACTATTGGTTGGTTTACATCCACCAACACAAACGGTATGAATTTCGTTCCTCTTTCGGTGATTCTCGTTTCTTCACTACAGAAACCTGCCACGCGTTGAGCTTCACTTCTACGTTGCAATAGTGCATCAACTCGTGCCAAAACGTGAGGCAACTGGTCCTGTCCAGGGCGTTACACGCAAAGAACGTTATCTTTTTCTCACATGCCAAATACTGACCGCTGCATTCCAAATCAATATCTGCACAGTTGGACACCAACACAATTCTGTAGTCTTTGGCGCACAATGTGTCTACCCAGTCAATATATTTTTCAATTTTGCGAAACGATCGTTCCGAATTATATACAAGTATCGCCAGTGATATGTCCCTAATAAATGGTCGTATCACTACTGAAAATCGATCCGACCCAGAAGTGTCCCATAAATGCAGTTTTGTTCCCGACTTAGAATACGACACGAAATCGACCCCCAGTGTTGGCACATACTTGTCTGTTTTCAATCGACTGTCCAAATGACTCAAAAGAGTTGTCTTGCCCACCGTTCTATCACCTAGTACAATTGTTTTTATTTTCATCTTATTTTAGTATTTATAGACCATCTATTTATACTAGGAAATGGCATCCATCCCAGTGCGATTGCCCATAATATGGATACCAGACAATAGAATTCACAAGTGTACGTTCTGCAACAGTGAATTCTCCGTGGTGAATCGTAAACACCATTGCAGGTCGTGTGGGAAAATATTCTGTAGCAACTGCTGTTGTCGTTACCAGTCCCTGCCGTCGTATATACCAAAAACGCACGCTCGGTTTTGCGACGGCCTGCTACACCGTGTGTGTGAAACGTGCAACACTGAGATAAAATACGTAAAGAGGAGCAAAAAACTTATATTGATCGTGTCGTTGCTACCGCTACCTATCCGTGACATAGCGAGGATGAGGACTCTCTCCTCGTCGTATAAGACGGCCGTTGATTCGGTCATAAGCGTCTTCAAGGCAATACAGTACAAGTCGAGTTACCAGCAGTGGTCGGGTCTGGAGCGGAGACTGTTAAAAACACACTGGATGGAATTTCACGGGCATGCCAGACTTATGACGCAGAGTCTGAGAGGACTGTATGGTATAGTGGACACTGGTCACATGTGCAGGCATTTCAAAGGAACGCGTAGTACACCATACGACTGCACTGGAATGTTCTGTGACAAAGCGATCTGCTCTCAGTCGTTCAACAATTTTGATGTACTGGAGCTCCTATGTGCATTTCCATGCCATCAACTATTACAGTGTCAGGAGTTGGAGTCCTGGGTTGGAACATGCATCGTTTCCATGGACAAGAAGTGGTTGAACATATTTCTACCTTTTCTGCTTCAATCGGGCTACCAAGCAGCGTTGCAGCGCATCATCGTAAACAACGTAATACCTGTCATTTTCGAGGACATAACACTCTGCTACAAGTTTTACTTTGAATGTTCCCTCCTAGTGCAATCTCAACACAAACACAAATCCTATTTCAGTGCACTCATCGATAGGTTCCTGTCCGTTGTCTCCATTGACATAAAGCGAAGCATCGAAAAGACAGAAACGTTGATCTACAAACTGAAACGACCAGAAACCTTAAAGAATGAGTACAGTTTTAAGGGTATACGTATGCCGTTCGACCCATCTATTGTTGTCGAAGACATACACACTGTAAATATGATACAATTGAATACGTACACAAAACCGTGGGTTGTACCGATGGCAACGAACAAGGGCAAGTTGAAAATATTACTGAAAACCGACGATCTAAGGAAGGATCGGTTTGTAATGGACGTCATCGACATTTTGACGTACCTGTTTAAAGACATGCGGTTTAAGACATACCATTGCATGCCATTGACAGATAAGTTTGGTATCGTTGAGATGATTGAAAACAGCAAGACCTTGTTCGATATAAACAAGACGACCAACATTGCCAATTACATCATTCGAAACAATATCAATTCCAGTATGTTGGACATACGGAAAACGTTCGTCGAGTCGTGTGCCACCAACTGTGTACTTGGTTACATGTTAGGAGTGGGGGATAGGAATCTTGGTAATATTCTGGTGTGTACCGACGGCAACCTTGTTCACATTGACTTTTCCTATTTATTGGGCACCGACCCAAAGTCTGAACTACTCACCCAAATGAGAATTACACCTGGGATGCTAGATCTGCTAGGTGGGAAAGATTCCGTTGAATTCGGACAGTTGAAACAGAAATGTTGCGACCTGTACTCTCAATTGAAGCCGTATACCTATTTCTGGTACACCCTGTTCACCTACCTGGGTACATGCAGCCCACCAATTGAGCCGCACTATGGACAAATGGACGAGATCCAGATGCACGTGGAAAAACGACTGATGCCAGAGTCCACCGAAGATGAAATAGCCATGAACATTACTGATGTAATCGATAAAAATTCAGGGTCACAGGTGGCTGGTTGGGTAGATACATTTCACAGCCTGAAGAGCTCAGTTGAAGATATGATGATGTTTAACCTTACTTTTTAATTATAATATCTATTTAAGTGGAATTCGCGTAGAGTATACGATGATGAAGTACAGAAAAGACGACGGGACCGTCAAATGTACAAATAGGCTCCTTATTATGATATTTGTATCGTTAACACTGCAGACCATTATCGCAATCGGCCTAGGCGCTGGTCTTTACATGGCATACGACAACCATAGAGACGACCTCAATCAATTGGGTGCTGTTCCGTGGGGTGCAATGGCCAATGACTTGAAATCCCAGTACATGCAAATGGACAAAAATGCAGTCAGTGACATCATGAAAAATGCGAAGAATCTTACCGAAAAGGCCAATACCCTTGTTCACACCCACGGCGAGGACATTTCATCCGATTTGAACACACTCACGACAAAGGCAGTCCGTAACGTAGACATGGTAGATATGGTCAGAAAAATGATGCTCGATGTGAACAAACCGTTGAGTGAGATAGTGAAACTAATAGATCATAAGAACACCGTAGATATTAAAAAGCTTCGAGAAACTCTGTTGGACTTTGTGACCGAATTGGACGCACTTCATATCAACAAACTTATACTCCTATCCGAAGAGTTGGTAGAGCAGTTGAAAACGTCGCTGTCTCCAGAAACCATCCAGGATATAGGGGAAATCATTGACAAAGCAAACAAATTGATGAATACAGAAAATTCGAAACTCGTTCACGATTTGGCAGCGGACGCAGATAGTTCCGTGAGGTCTATCAATAAATTGTTTTCCATCTTTAAGAAAACAGCCTTATAAATATATTATTCTGTATTCTTATTATGCTACTTTTTCTTCTTCTATTGGTCCACCTCGCCACCGCGTCCTCCATGTACCATGGCACCGATTTTATCATGAAAAAGTTTACACTGTACTGTGAATTGATACCTGAATTGTCGTGTCAATGGCACGATGATATACTTGTAGTGGATTATTTACCAGAGAAACCCATGGATCAGTTGTGGGTATTTGGAGAACACGCACGCGAGAGGATCACCTCCGAAATCGCATTTCGTGTTATCAATGACATCATCAACATGAAACCGAGTCATAGAATTACTATTATCCCTGTGTTGAATGTCTGGGGTAGGAAACAAGTTGACCGTGGGGATACCTGTTTGCGGAAAAATGAAAACGGAGTAGATACAAATCGCAATTACCAGGTCGATAACACACATTCTTACCCGCGGGGCTCTGAAGAGTACGAGGGTCCACATCCACTTTCAGAGAAAGAATCTAAACTAGTCTCTACATTACTACTATCGGGGGTGCAGCGTTACATCAATATTCATTCTGGTGAATATTCCATGTACATGCCATACGACAGTGACACCTCCACACCGCCAAATTTAAATGAAATGACACACTTCTTGAACACACTCAAACCACTATGTCCCCAGTGTGCCGAAGGCAGCGCGGCCGTTGTGTCGTCTTACAAGGCATTTGGAACGTCGGTGGACTATGCCATAAAAAATGGAGTCCCTGAAGCATACACATTCGAAGTATTCGGTTCAACCGACTACTCGTGTGAAAAAATGTTCAACCCCGTAAACTACGATGAATTTGTAGACGTTACGAACATGTGGAAGAAGATACTAATGGCCACCGTCATCGATGAGTCTTTATCACAGACTCCAACAATTTGAAGTTCTCCAACACCACGTAGGGTAAACCGTGAACGTTTATTGCATTCAGCAACCAGATATGGTACATCTCCCACTCTGGTTCGTCCAATATGGACAGATCATCGAATTCGTCGTCTATCATTTCCTTTATCGCACACACTTGCCGAATGTAAAACGACGTTTCCAACAAATTTCCAATGTCTTCGGCATGAATACTCACAGCCTTGTCTGGTCGGTGGCATACATGGTACGCTTCGTTGTTTACCGATGTATTGTAGTACGGACTGTCAGTTACTATCGTCTGGTGCTCCTTCCATATGGTGAATATTATATGATTGCGAATGTCCTCCAGTGAAATATCAGACATCCAGTTGCGGTACGTTATACTAGAAGAAATCAGCTTAGAAGAGTCCATGTCCCCCGCGTTCAATGCGTTTATAATAGAGATGGAGTGAATTGGACGCACATTGGACAACTGTGCGTAGAAATCTCGAACAACGTTTAAAGTACCAGTCTGATGCAACGCCGCTACCATCAGCTTCGACTGAGTTTTGTAAAAACTATCCATTTACATGTAACAATTATACTTTTATACCATTGATCTCAAAGTTCCCCAAATGGTTGTTCTTCACGGTACATAAGTTTGTTTTCTATACATGTGATTAAATACCTTCCACACTTTCTTATATCGCAAATGTGCCATTCGATTGTATGTTCATTGACACACGCTACGTACGATACACCATCTGGAATATGCAATTTTACCGATCCGTAGTAGAATATGGGCATTTAAGGAATTTATCTTGTAAAATATACTATTTAGTAACTGTTATAATATGACTAGCCATTTCGCGCATGTCCTTTTTCGTGGCCGATGCCTGCATGTTCAGACCCCTTCGTTGGTCCTTAAACATACGGATACAAAACTTGGCCTTTTCTTCGTCCAGTTTCAGAAATCTTACAATCCTGTCCGTCGGTATCATATAGATTTCCTGTACTTTTTTCTTCTTCTTGGAGTATTGTATAAACATCGTGTAGGTGTCTTGCGTGCCTATCTTTAAAAATATTTCAGAGTAGCGGACCATATCGAACCACATCATACCTATCCCCTTTTTCAATTCAATCCGCATATCATTGCCTATCGCGTCGTAATACCTGTGGTTGTGGCACTGCCAGTTTAACAGCTTACAGAAATACTTTTCGTAGCTATTGGGTCGTACCACGTCGTCCCCTTCCATCTGGTCGATATTTGACTGAATATCGACAATCACTTTGTCGAGGTTAGAAACTGGTTCCTTGAATAGTTTTTTCACAACGTCGCAAAGCTTTGATACGTCCTTAAATTCATCGTTGCTGTGGGACTTCCACAAGTATTCCGATGAAATTTTTTGGACAATATCATCAAACAGCTGTATAGTTGCAGATTCGTCCTTCTTTAAATTGCGTTTCAACTTTTTGTACAAAACACGAACGAATTGTTTTCTTTTCTTGAATGGGAGAGATGGATAGATACCAGATAAAGTATATTTAAAGTGTCTTTTCACCAATTGATTGTATTTCATTTTATCTACAATTCTTATACATATATACTATATTATACGAATATTTAAGTATCCAGCTTCGCGGAGGACACCAATGTACTTGTTTAGAGCAGACGATGGGAATCCCGTGTGGGCTACGACCCCTTTCATATAGGGAGCATCAGTCACGTTCACCAGTGCGTCAGCATCCTGGTGAAATACTTCGTAGAATTTGCCAACGTGGACCAATATTATTGTATCGGGTGACTGTTCCTTTATGTCGCACCATTTGCGCTTCGTAGTAGTATTTGCCCATTCGGAGAGGCTTTGTGTATGGTTTACGGGAGTTGACATTTTATTATAAAGCATACTAATATATAGTACATTATTAATTTCGTTTCCCGAATATCATTTCCAACGTCTGGGCCGTAGTCCGTGTCGATTTCGTCTTTACTTTCTTTAGGGTTACGGTGTGGGTACTTTTAACCACTTGGCGTTTCCCCAGAAAGGAGGCCATCATTCCAACACTTTTGTTTGGCTTGAAGATCGAAGTGCATCGAAACAAATCCGATGGATTATCCACCACCTTTTCCAACACCCGTAACAAAGGACCCTTCAATTGCTTTTCCATGTAATAATTCACATCGATCGAATACTTTCCAGATTCGATTTCAGATGGAAGGCATGCCGATTCGGACACCTTCGTAGAGGTACTATTGTAGATAACATAGTCTACGCGATCACCTGCTATCGGTGCCGTATCGGGGGCTTCCTTTTCCAGACGCAATGCCAAATTCACATGGGCTGCCATTGCCTTGTAATCCTTTGGTGCACGGGACAATTTCTTAGACATGATCAACTTTTCAATTGGAATTTTGTCGTTCATTAAATCGAATACCACCTGAGAAACATAGTCACACGCTTTCTGGACATCCCGTTCCAGCAGCAGAATATTTAACATCTTCTTCTGTGTTTCTACCAACAGGGGAGCGTAGTCGCGCCTAGCGGCTTCCAGACCCTTTATCTGCAACTTTGGGTTGTGTCCTGGTTCAAACTTATGTCCAGCGTAACGTTTCTTTCGAAGCAACAGAAACGATGAATAAGACTTTTCGTATTCTAATTCATTTGGTGGCAAAAAGATATCCGTGATATAATCGGCCATTTCTTCACCCATCTTATGGGCATTCTTCATTAGTTCTTCTTCGGTGGTCCCATCAACCAAAGACCGTGGCATATGTACAAATACTGAATCCGTATCACCGTATATGCATCTACAGCCATGTTTCTTGCCCCAAACAGGATGGTTTTCCACCTTGGACTTGGTTTGAGTGATCATGTATCTACCATACTTTGTCACCGAAGCGGCAATCCGCTTTTCAGGGAGAAAGCCTGTAGTGGCGCCCGTAAACCCATACATGGAGTTGGCAACCACCTTAAGACCCAATTGGCGCCCATCGAGGACTTTGTAGCCCGTGGAAGTCTTGTCCAAGATCTTTTTCATCTGTTTCTTTACCATTTTTCGTTCATGCAATACAGATTCCAGCATTTCAGGCAATAGACCTTTTCTGGTAGTTGCTGACACAAATATAGGATTCTTTCTATTCATTACCGTTGTAAGCTGCATGTTATTATAACTGAAGTCTGGTATGGTTCGGACACCGACAGCTTCTAATTTACCTTCCAGTTCCTTCCACCCCATTGCAGTGACCGTTTCCGCAGATACCAGTGTTTCGTACGACATATTCAATGCACGCATAATGGATGGATACAGAGACGCGAAATCCAAACAGGAGACTGCATCTTTATAGAATCCAGTTGTAGGAGGTACAACTATGGCGCCTTCAAACGAAGCTGGTTCTGCTTCTACTTCGAACGTTTCCATTGCGTTTGTATGAAAATTGAATTTCGTCTTGGTAACCATCTTTTGTTCCTTTACGAGCCGTGGGATCAGGTATTCGCACGGTTTCCTTTCTTTGGCATACCGAAGCATCAGGCCTATGGTACGAATGCCTTGTCCACGTTCAATCACATCCTTCATAGAGATGCCTGTTACATTGGACATCTGTAGAAAAACAGTCAGTTTGCACAGCTTGTCCATCATTTTACGTACCAACCAGCTATCTTTTACACAATAGACGGCGAGATCGTGGCGTCCTTTTTGAGTATGCCACATTCTATAGATGTGGTTGTAATCCTGGTCAATCTTTTTGGTGCCTAGGTATTTTTCAGCCAAGCTGTCTAACTTGTATGAGGATTCATTGTGTTGATCCTTCATGATATCATAGGAATCCAATATTATTCGTCCAGGTAAAAACAATTTGTATTTTTCATGGGATCCTTTTTGATTCGAATTGAACGTCTTTATCCTTATTTTACTTACTGGGTTATACCTTCCAGCCTTTAAAAGTCTACCCATAATAGGGTAGTCACGTAAATGGTCATGTAGTGGTTTTACCCCCCTGTTACGCAAACAGCTGAAACGATCCAATAAGTACACGTTGTCGAACCGATTAATGTTGTGACCTTCGATGAAATCGACATCCTTTACGCCTATGAAGTCAATAAAATCTTCAATCATTTTAAGTTCATCGTCAAAGAAATATACCTTTGTTTGTTCTGGACGATATTCATCTGGTGGGCTGTCCAATGCATCCAATTTTAACGTTGGCGTCCTGTCTACATCGTGTTTATTCGGACAGTTCAATATCCAGACATATAATTCGACTGCTTCACCAATTTGCAATGTTACACCAATCGTACAGATGGCATCTTTCCATGGTGACGGGAACATGAATTTGTCGGCCCTATTGGACACTGGTCGTGGGACAGATTCAATGTCGTATGAGAGGATGCGCCAGGGGGCCATGCCATCCACCTTTACCTGCTTTATTGACGTGGCTAATAATTCAATATCGCAACTTGTTTCCTTGTTCTGTTCGATACCGTTCGCTTCAATAAATCCACACGAATAAATGTCTTTATCAATTAAATGCTGTAAAGTGAAGTCTACATGGTCATTGTAGAGTGTATATGTCCTGTCTGTTGGTACGCTAATCGCTTTCAATTGTAATTTTGAACCATCCCTGTATTTTGAGAGATATTTCGAATTAGGAACTTTTTCAGCAATTGTTCTATTTCGACGCGTATCTTTTGTTGCATAGCACATTGTTTCTACATCAACCATGTCAACCATTTTGCTGGTCATATATTGTTTCATATCACGTAGGACATATCTATCCATTGCGAACAGACGTATAAATCGGTCAGACCCGTTTTCGTTGTAGTTCAAGATGTCCTGTCCATCGATGCATTCACCAGTGATATAGTTGTCGGGTATATTATCATTTGGTATGTTTGGAACCTGTTTGAATTTGCTATCTTTAAACCATTTAATTGTCGTATTATGTCCTGCATATTCGAACACTTTACTAGCTAGGTAAGTAATAAAGCTATCTTTGCTGTATCCAACTGGCATGCGTATACAACAGTGTGGTCTAATGTTGACTATTTTTACGGCAACCGATTTCCCATCTAATGTCCTTCCTATTAGAAATACATCTTTCTTTTTTTCAACTGAGTCTAGGTGTTGGAATACAACACGTTTGGGTTTGTTCATTGTGTTTAAATAATAGAAGTTTTATATATGTATCTTTTTATGTATGTTTGTAAACAAAAATATATTGTTTGTCTACAATCCACGTATGTTTTCGAGAATGGGTTGTTGGACCTACGACCCATTCCATAAAAACCGTATGCTATCACTATGTCATAAAAACCGTTAGTGGTATTACCTATTCTTAAAAATAGATAGCAAAAACCGTACAGTCGCTAAGTACAAACTACCCCAAAAATATACAGGTACACAGGCAATTTTGGGGTTTTTGACAGGTGAATACTATCCATAATACAGGTAATAATTGATGACAGCAGGAACACATCAAAGGCTAGCATGGACACAGGTAGTTGTAAAACACCTTAGGCCGTATACAGCAGGGGACGAAAAAAATTTAACAGGCACACATAGGGTTTTATTTTTTTTAGTATGCAATACCATTAGGCATACAGGGGGTTAGTGGGGTAATGATGTGTCTATATGTCCAAAAATAAAAAAAAAACCTAAACACTCAAAACGAAAAAGATAGAACGCCGAAGCGTGTACACACATCGGCGTTCTATCTTTTTCAAAATGAAGGAAAATATAAAGGGTGTCTTTTTTTATATAGGAAAAGTGCACCTAGTCTAACGGTTGTACTAAGGGTGCTGAACTGCCGAAGCGTGTACACGGGGCCCTAATTTTAACTCTACTGGTATATAGGATTTATGGTTGTACTTTTATAATTTTTTAATACTGAATTTACATTACCATACACATAGCACTGGTATGGTAAAAAAACGGGTCGTAGGGGTATGCATTACGACCCAAAAACAATTCTCGCACAGAGCGAATACATTTTGACAAACGAAAACAATTACAAAGTTACTATATATATGCCAATTCTTAAAGTAAATCAATCAAACATGTTCTCCAGTATGAAACGAACCCACACTCAAGCAAACAATTCACCAATCGCGCAGGACATCGTGCAGTCCTCTTCCAAAAAAATAAGAACGGAAAAAAAGGTTGAAACAAGAATGAACTTTTTCAAGTCATGGGACAGCACCTTCACAACGGCACACGAAGAAGACTACAGGGGCGACATGACTATCGCACTAAAGGATGGCCAGTACAGTGCCAATGTCACCACCGCACCAATGTCCGTCAAATTCAGTGACGTCGGTCCAAATGGAAACCTTGGTACCAAGTTTGTTCCCGACAACGCGTTTGCCCAGGCAAAGTTTGTCATGACCCTGGAAAAGGGTGCCGACTCGAAGGTATTGGCGGCTATGCCTACCATTGAAAAGGAACAAGATGGTTACTTTAACTTTCTCACTGAAACGTCTACTAAGATGATGACCGAAGCATGGGACAAGCAAATCCCAGTGTTTGCAGGGCAATTCAAGAAGTGCAAGGCAGCCGCTAAGAAGGAAGCAAAGAAGAACAAAGACCTCGACGTCGAAGCTCGTGCAAAGGAACTGTTCCTGGAAGGTGCGTCCATGCCGATAAAGGATTACATCGATGAAGATGGTGATGGTACGCCAGTCAATAAAATGGCACGTCGATACCAGTACACCAATCGCAAGACTGGTGAACTCGTTATCAACCGTCCTGATTTCTGGAAACGCAACCGCGAAGGCGGCTACGACAACGTGACTGAAAATATCAAGTTCCTCAGTAAGGGATCGATCGTCATCGCACAGGTATCCTTTCGACTCTACGCCATGACCTCGTACTACGGCGTTGCAACCGACATGGGCAAGAACGTTATCGTGGTCTGGCAAAAACCAAGCAGCGGTGGCAGCTCCAAGCCAAAGGAAAGTGCACCAGAAGTTCCGTTCTTTGAATAAATTTCATTCGACCCACACGCGTTCGCACGTGCGCTCGATTCGCACCCGCGGTTCGGTTAACCATTGATTGACCTCGAACAAGCGTATATAAATATATATTATACTATACTAAATGTATTCTTTAATTACATGGATTCTATCGGTATCTTCTATCTGTTTTATGATATCTCAATTGGGTAACTTCCACAACCACTATAGAGCTAGACAACGGACGTACGAACGTGCGCAATCGTATTTAAAGACTGAATTGTGTACCAATCCCCGTGTAAAAGCGTCCCTAGGCGAGTACAACCTATGCGACAAGTCTGAAGAGATCATGGACAAGCCGCCTTTGTTCACTGCAATCGTAGACACTGCCGAAGACATCAATCTATGTGGAAATGGATATTGCGAGCTGTTAGGACACAATATAACGAATTCTTTACCACAGATAATCATCACTCTAGGTATAATAGCGGTGATTCTGCTTTGGGCAAGTGGAGTTCAATTGAGGCGAAATAATGCTAGGAGGGCTCAAGAATACTGGCAATTGCCTGGCCAAGTGCGTCCGCATCGGGACTGAGGTATATAAGGACCCGATTTGACTATCAGAATGGTCAAAGTCATAAAACCACTGTCCCATATCCTGCTGGGAAAAACACCGATACGCATGGGGTGCATCTATATGCTGATATCACCATCGGGTAAATGCTATATAGGGAAGACTATACAGGATGTATTGCAAAGGTGGAAGGCTCACAAGCGCCCAAGTAGTAATTGTCCAGCGATATCAAATGCCATCAACAAATACGGGTGGGAAAACTTTACAAAATCTGTTATTGATTGGGCCCCTGAAAATGAATTAGATAATTTGGAACAGTATTATATAAAATTGCACAATTCAATGGCTCCTAATGGTTACAATCTCACAGAGGGTGGAGACGGTGGTCGTTTTTCCGAAGAAACCAGAAAAAAGGTCTCAGACGGTTTGAAAAAACATTACGCAAACAGACCTCAATTTGGAAGTGTCCATTTTTGTAAAATAAATAGGAAATGGAAAGTAGTATCTGCAAAACCTGAACGGAACAATATCGGTTTATACTTTACTGAAAAGAAGGCACGTGAAGCGTTGAATCATTACAACAATACGGGGGAACGCATGGAATCGGACACAACAAAAAGAAAATATGGAACTGGAAGTGTAAGGAAAAAACGTCACAGGTACCAGGCGAAGATACAGTTATCACCAGGTGAAAGGAAAAGCAAAACATTTGATACAGCAGAACAGTGTGAAGAATGGTTACTAAAAATAAGAAATAATATATTATAAACCTGTTAAATCCCTGTTGTTTTTTACCTGATTCCTGTATGCACTGCTACTGGCCGTAGAGTCGTCCGTATCCCTGTACTTCAATATAATATTCGTATACAGTGCACGGTACGTGGATTCAATCTGTTGCTTGTTCTTTGCACCAGTAATCACAATCTTACCACTTCTAAAGCAGAGGAACACCAGTTTGGGGTTGATTGAGCGTAAGATAAGCCCAGGAAAGAGGTCCGCTTCGTAGGTTGTGTACGGTCCAAACGCTTCGGAGATTTCCTGTAGCTTGAGATTAAATCCGACATTAGCAGAGGCAACGATATTCTGTATTTTAAAGTCTTTGAAGCACACTGGTATGCCTATCTTCTGAAATATCATGGCATATTTCCTGGCTGCGAAACGACTTTCCAATTCTGTCTTTCCACCAGTGCATACCATATTACCTGATGCAAACGCCAGGGCAGTTGTCCTGGGGTGCACCAAACGTAGCGTCCCAGCAGCAAAGGTCTGAGGATTGAATTCAAGGAAGTTGTGCTTTAAAGCAATGTACTTTAAGTCGAGGCCTGTAACGCCTAGCGAGAAGGTGGACACCACATTCTGGAGATGAAACGGTGGGATGTCTTTTGTTTCGTCAACCTTTAATTTAGATAATTCGAGCTTCTGTTTCTTTGGCTTCTTCTTCTTAGGACGTTTCTGTGTAGATGTAGAAGTCTTTGGCATGGTTATTTCAATCCACTTATAAATATATAATACTGTAATCTGTTTTTAATGATTTGTCAGTTTACGTCAATGGCATACGACACGTCAATGACCTACGACCCATTTAAAGTTTTAATTTAGGGTTAGGTTCTTTTTTTGTGCGAATCGTTTTATCGAGTTTATAAAGGCCTTTTATATTTCTCTGGCATGACTTTAGCCCCTCTTTTAAGTGTTCTACCTTCTTTTTCTGTTTCTCCGCTTTTTCCCGCAACCGTCCATTCTCCAGGTTCGCAACGACAATGTTACTCCGTTTTGCTTGTCTACAGCGTGTTAGCTGTCGTTTCAATACCGAATTAGTGGTTGTCTCTCCCTTGAGATTCTCTGACAATATTTTTAATTGACTCTTATCGGTTTCAACGCGCCGTTCTAGTTCGTGAATACGTCTAGTCTTTGTATCGTTATCCCGTTTCATTGTTTTGACACTTCTTTCTAAAATTGCTAATTCTTTTCGACGTAGTATATCCATTTCTTTTCTTAACTACGGATTCAATTTATAGGAATTGAAATTAGAACGTGCATGGCCTACGACCCAAACGGTAAGCAACGACAAGATAAAGTACAACTGACAAATATAAAAGTTACTGTATAACGTATTTATATACAAAACGATCAAAACAAATGTCTTCTGTAGCTTTCTGGAATGCCCGTAAGAAGGCCAAACGTAACCCACAGGTACAATTTCAACTGAAGAACCTGAAAACGTTAATATTAAAATTAAAGTATATTTACGGTGAACATCCGTTTAAAGAATACGCTTCGGTCGGTGTAAGACAATATGAATTTCCAGTCTGTGATCTCCAGCATGTGGTGGATATTTGCGACTCTAATGGTTGGGAAGTTTTACCATTTCCTGACCAGGTGCAGAAAGCAATGGACTTCGACATTAATATTCCCTTCGAAACATCATTTCACCAGACTCATCTGTGGAAGTGCATGTTCCCGTACCAAAGGGAAGGCGTCACCAAAATTGTCACCACATTGAACGGCAGGGCCCTAATAGGGGATGAAATGGGTCTAGGGAAGACACTACAGGCTATAAGTACGTTCAGGTACTACAACCACAGGACAAAGAAGCACAAAAAGAAGCTACTGGTTATCTGTCCTGCCTATTTACGGTTCAACTGGAAAAACGAATTGGAAAAATGGGTGAATTCCGATCCTATGTTATTAGAAGCTTCTTTGCAATCGACACGACAACCTATCGAACCATCGGTTATCCTAACTGGAAAAGACCCTCTGGACCAGTCCACTCCGTTGATTATGTCGTATGAATTGGCTGCCCTGCATGCCAAAGAACTGAAAAAGATGGGGTTTGGAATGGTTATCTGTGATGAATCCCATTACCTGAAATCTCACAAAACGAAACGTTCCAAGGCCATTGCCCCACTGGTGAAATCAATTCAGTACGCCCTCCTGTTAAGCGGAACTCCTGCATTGAACAGACCAGTTGAATTGTACTCTCAGTTGCACATGTTGTACCCCAAAGTGTTTCCAACGTTTCGGCAATTTGCAGATCGGTACTGCAACGGTCACATGTCCCCCATGGGATTTTACGACTCCAGTGGCATGTCCAACAACTTCGAACTGATATGGATGGCACGTAAAATGGCTCTCATCCGTCGTGTGAAACGGGATGTATTGACAGATTTACCCAAAAAGATTCGTTCTGAAATCTATTTAAAATTGAAAAAGAAGGAAGTCAAACCAATGGTTGCTGGTTTCAAACGCTGGAAAGAATTGAACGCTACCATACCATCAATGGTCCCCGCGTCCGACGCGATCAAAGCTGCCGCGTTCGAACGAAAGTGCATCATAAGTGACCTGTATAGGAAGACTTCTGCTGCCAAGGTAAACGTGGTAAAACAAGTTGTTAAGGACATGGTAGACCAGGGGTTAAAGTTCCTAGTTTTCTGCTACCATAAGGCGTTGATGGATGCAATTCAGGAAGTGTGTCCTTCGAACATACGCATTGATGGTGACACTCCCCATAAGAAACGTCAGGAATACGTGGATGAATTTCAAAATGGCGATGTCCAGGTGGCTGTGTTGTCGATGCTGGCAGCTGGAACAGGCATCACGTTAACGGCATCGTCAACGGTTTTATTTGCCGAATTAAATTTTGTACCAGGGATACTGTTACAGGCTGAAGATAGGGTGCATAGGATTGGTCAAAAAAGTAGCTGTGATATCCGTTATATCATAGCAGATGGGTCATTGGATACGCACATATGGAAAATGATACACTACAAGCTGGCTACATTGGATACTGCATTGGACGGCCGATCGGACAGGACCATGGAAGGGAAGAAAATAGAATGGGGTGGCATGGACGATGTATAAAAATAATACTTATATAACTACGTCAGCGTTCGCTAAATGTCGAAAACCTACTTGAATGATTTGGATATTGCCTTGCGTGAAATTGCCAAACTGGAAGATAGTCTGTATCACGAAATGGAATGGAATCAAAAACAACTTAAAAAGGAGAAAGAGAAGGAGGGAGAACTCAGGAAAGCACTGGTAGAGGAGAAGGAAAAGGAATCGGAGTTAAAGGACGCGTTGCAACGGTGCAAAGACAACAAACAGAAGAGCACAGCTAAGCCTAAATTAAAACTATAGATCTTTTTACTGTATATAAGCAAGACAATTCCATTTAAATGGGAACTCTATTAGACGATGACATGTACGGTAGACTGTACAACAATATGTTTATATTCGACCTGGAATACATAGGCACAAGCACCAATTTGAATACGTGCCATATATGGGAAATAGGAATGGTTCACTGGACCACAGGGGCCTCGTTTTCCATCACCATCCGACCAGACATATACCCGTACCCACCTCCCTTTTCAAAAGATTTCATTCAACTGACGTCTGCCATCTTAACCGACAGACAGGCCGTGGATTTCAACACCGCGTGGAACAAGGTACTGCATTGGATGCACACTCTGGTGATACACACCGCAAACGTCGTCTTGGTGGCACATAACTCATTTAAAGCGGACAAACCCATGCTGGAAATCGATACGAAACGACACGGTGTTACCATACCGTACAATTGGTATTTTTTAGACTCGTTGATGTACTGTAGAAAAATGATACCAAAACTACAGTCTTATACATTGGGGGACATTTACACGTCCTTGTTCGATACGGGCATAGAAGACGCCCACCAGGCGCTTCCAGACGCTGTGGCCCTCCGAAACATATTGATAAAGGTAAATGCGTGCATCACTGGTCCTATCTATCCATCCTATTCTACCCCGTTACAAGTAGTGAAATGGTTGGGACCATCGTGTGAGGGTGTATTGTTTCAACACAATATTCTTTCGTTGCAGCAGCTCATCCTGGCAATCATGACCTCCTACTCTACGACCTGTTTGTCGGGCAGCATTCCGCCCATACGGTACTTCGTCGAACAATATTTAGTTACACAATTTGGAATAAACCAAGGCAATTCCACTTCAATAGCAGACAGTCTTGTAAATCGCTGGTTACCTGGAACAGTATAAACACCTATAAGTTCAATCCAATTGTTATAAAATGAAACGAAAATTTGAAGAAGAAACGATTGCTGGTTTTAAACGACAGAAGCAGGGCTACGACCCTATACTGGCCAAGCGGAAATCCGATATGGACTTGGTGCAAGGCCAGGTGAAACGAAGACGACAGGTGAACGACGAAATGGACGCACTACGGCGACGAAACTTCGAACTGGAACAGGCAGTGACTGCCCTAGTGAACAAGGTTTCAACGCTAGAATATATGCTTTTGATGTTTCAACGAAACGAAACCATCGGTAGCAACAGGTTGATATCTGCATATTAATTTTTTGTATTATATATATATGATCTATCCTATAAAATGAAATATCTACTTCTATTCCTCTTGCTATCAAGCTCACAAATCAGCGCTGCTCCGTGCGTTGATTCGGCCTACATGGAATACGGTACAGACTCCGCTTGCAGCGTGTTGGACGATATCTACATGGAGACGGACCCACACAGTGGTGGGTTCCAATTTGGTGATAGTCCCTGTTACGAAAACGAGTACCTTCACCTGGGGCTCGATGGTACAGAATCGTGTGAATTGTGCAATATAGAAACATTTCGAGCAGTATATTTCAAGAAAAGTCTGAGTCCAGGGAAAGAGCATGGTGCGTGCTGTGGAAATATACACCATAACGTATGCGTTGCGATGATGAAGCAATACAAGGATGCGTGCTTCACTGGCAACAGCTGCAATTTCGACATGACGTATGAATACGAAGATGACAGTGATGCCAGTGGTGCACCTGACAGTGGCACTGTTATAAGACGTAGAAGAGTAATAACTAGACTTTAGAGTCGTAGTATATAAGATATGAAATAATAATAAAATGAAAGTTTTACCAACCAATGTACTGGAAGAAGACCAGGACCAGGGGGAAATGGACACCGTGTTCTTTTTGTCCGTCGTGTCATATACTATCTACCTCTCCTGCATAGATCTCATGTATCCACTCCCCAAAGACAAGGACGCCATCGGGAAATTCAACCTGGTCATGTCAAATGCATTCGCATTCTACCCCGTCATGCAAGCCCAGGGGCTATGGCTCAAAATGATTCTCATATTAACCGCATACTATTCACTGCTATGGCACTGGACACAAACAGGTCTTTATCTACCAGGCAACGTACGCGAATACGGTCGATGGGATGCCATATTCTCCATACTCTCCATCGTGACGTACTGCATGTCGTGGATGCCCAAACTGAAGACAAAGATCCCTACCAAAGAAGAGGAGCGTCGGAGTTGCTGGTATCACAATTGCAGGGGAAGACCAAAAGAAACGTCGGAATGGAGGTGCCGTTGGACTCCCAATTTGGTCCTCACGATATTGATCGGTATCATTTGTAGTATGTTTGTCTACTTCGCAGCAGACATGACAAATGGAATGACCTACCAGATACTCCTGTGCTGGTTGTCCGTTTCTGTGGCAGTCCTGTCCGCGTTGTATCAGCTGATGCGGGGACAGATGAAGGTGGGAAAGCGGTACCGAAAGAATTTCGTATTTTGGGCATCGATAGGGGTGGTGTTTGGGTGCGTATCCTTTGTATTCAAGGTAAAGGGAAATGTGCTCGACGACGACACACTGTACCACCATTCGATATGGCACACGTATGTCATGTCCAGCGCCTACAGTTTCTCTAGAGCAGCAGAGTATTTAGAAATATATTAGTATTTATAGTATGTTACCCCCCCTGACATTCAACACAGGGAGGACCACACTTATCTGCATCCCAAGTCTCTTCATTCGCACAACAAAGTGATAAATCATCGGATGCATACGGCATTGACTTCCCATTATGTGACCATCCATACTCTAAGTCCCCACATGGATCGAATGTTGGAAACACGTCACCATTGTTGTTTTGTTTGATGCATTGCCAAAAATAACTGTTCAAACCATCGCTGGAACCGTAGCCGCCGAATGCATCTGATGGATACGACCCACACGCCGCACTATAATCGGGGGTTCCCGTCGGTGGATTGTAATAGTATACATGTCCTACAAATGCGCCTCCCAGGCTTACGCAACCAGCTGGGGCAGGCAGACCCGAACCAGTAACAGGATCATCATAGAATATACTAGAAGGTTGTGCTAACGCGTAGGCCTCGCATTGCGTTGCGTTTATCAAAGAATCTACATCTCCTTCAGGGTTAGAGTCTTCGTCCCCCCCTTCTCCAGATGAAGCTGGACAGCTGTTTGATTCCAGTGCAAGGTATTTCTCCTTCACAATGTCGCAATCCCATGCGAGGCAATCGCCTGATTCACCGTAGTTGGGGGCGTATGGGTCGTTGCAGCCTACAGCATTGGTCGCATTGGTTGCATTGGTCGCATTGGTCGCATTGGTCGCATTGGTCGCATTGGTCGCATTGACGAGGCATACCGACTCGAAGTATGAGTTACAGTCACTACATCCATCACAACAAGGAGCAGCATCGACAGTATTCGGACCTTCACACCATATAACAAATCCTTGGTGTGCATAACTTCTACACCCTTTGCAACCTTCATAATCATATCCTACTGTACCGTACTGTCCAACTGCACTATCACCTACCACCGAGAGAGCCAGACATTCTTCTTTCGTAGGAGACACACAACTACCTACAGTATCGGGGGTTGCCCAAAAGGTCGCATTGGTCGCTTTGGCAGGACAGACCTCACCTACATCACTTGTACAATGAGACGGTCTGTATTCTGGTTCAAATGCTTTCCACCCCCCGAAAGTGGAATGAAACATACATCCATTGCCTGGTGTAGTCTCACATGATGCATAGTCGCACATCGACCGACCCCAAAAGGTCCACTCGTACCCAGTCTCATTAATAAGCTGTTCCGTAGCATCGGCATTGTAATTTTGTGCATTTGGATCGACGCAGCCTTCGAGGGCCGAAGCCGAAACTGCAAAACTTGCAATTAGCATAAAAAAATGTGTGAGATATGAATACTTCATTTAGATGAATATGACTTCAATATATAGTATTATTTTTTGATTTACATGTACATATTTACATAGCTCTTGTCCTCTTCCTGTACAAATGTTTCCAACATGGCTTTGCTCACATGCTCCTTTGATAGGCACCTGCTTTGTTTTCTCCTGTTCCAGAACTCCTTCGAATAGGCCAACTTTGCTTTGAATGCTATGTTTTCAGTGTCTCCACCAGCGTGCTTAAACTTATCAAAGTTCTCGTGGAACAATTCCTTTACATTTTTGTCGCACTTCCAGTTGTACTTTTTCAACTGAGATTCAAAAATACTGTACAATTCATTTGCGGAATACGGTTCAATCGTAAAGGTCCATCCAAACCGCCGCCTCAATCCTGGATTGCTCTCAAACACCCGTTCGTTCAACTCCTTCTCGTAACCAGCCAGGATGATGATCGTCTTCCCCTTCTCCTCGCTCAAAAACGCATTGATCTGGTCCAATGCCTCCTTCCCATAGTCGTCCTTTTCCCCGTTCATCAGAGAGTACGCCTCGTCAATGAATATCACCGATCCAGACAGCTTGTCCAATAGTTTTTTCGTTTTTGAGGCCGTATGACCCATATATGTCCCTACTAGATCAGAGCGATGTACAATTGTGAATTCAGTATCTTCATCGAAAATATCGAGAGACGCCCATATGTTGAACAGCACTTCGGCAGCAGTCGTTTTACCACACCCAGGTGGTCCCTGTAGCACCGTGTTCAGATAATGTTCGTCCATTTTGCCGTTGTTTGTCAATATAAATTGAATCTGTGCCACAACCGCCTCTTTTAACGTATCCATGCCGATTAATGAGTTCAAACGCCTCAGGTGCTTGTTCAGTCTCTTGTAGGGTGCCTTTTTCCGCGTGTAGAAGATCATTTCTTCGAGGGGCGTTTTTTGTATAACCTGGTGTCGTTTTCGTTTTCGTTGCATCTTTATATGTGAATTTCCTGTTTATATATAGTCGTTTCGCACACTGGGCACACATCACTGTATTTCACCGATCGTTCGATACATTTTTTATGAAAGATGCACGAACAATTATGTAACATTATTTTGTGCCCATTGTGCTCCATACAAATAGGACACGGTGTCTTCTTAAAGGTTAATCTACCAATCACCGAAAAATCCACTTGTCTTGGTTTTATATCCAACCAGTATTGATCCATCGAATCGCTATTCACTGCATTCAATTGATCCTGTAAGGTAGGGACCTTTATTATCATGTCATATTCCTCCCACGTGTCCTCGCGCCTCCAAATACCTAAAATTAGATTGCGCATTTCAAGGGATGTCATTAACACGCCATTCTTTTTGAACTCATTGGCGTAGAGGCCCAGAACAAGGTAGTCGATTCGAGGGAGACATGGGAGAGTATGGGTCCGAAATACATAGTACGGTGCCATCTGCATAGAAATAGTAGTTATTATATAGTATTTATGTGGTTACTGTGGGGCCCAACCACCATCTTCGTGTAGGGGGCGGGCTTTGTTGCAGGCATTGTGGCAGGCGGTGCGCAACCTGTATTGAACGATGGACCATTGTTCAAATGACAGTGCCTTTGGGGTTTTGGTGTGTTTTAGATCGACCATCATCTGGCACAGCAAATCCCACAGTTCGTTGTCGAATTCAAGCTTCCAGGCCCTGCATTTCTTTGGACCCCACGAACAGAAAATTACCTTGTCGTTGCCAGAGCATGCCATTTCCAGGTACATCTGTGGGACATAGTAGTACGTAGTTTTGGTATTGCAACGTCTACTTTTCCCAGGGCACTTTATTTCAATGCACCCCTGTTCGTACGAGTTTCCCAGGTCGTCGGTCAGGTGATAGAATCCATCGGGGGAAGATGCCAGCCATTGTACCGACGAATGCTGTACCATTGGAGCTTCCATTGCAAATAGGTTTGGAACGTTGTCAATCAACACCCTGAGTGCGAAATCTTCGTGGTCACGGCCCCATTTCACCCACTTTTGTTGTTCGGGGGTAAATGGATCCTTCTTACGTCCTTCGAACACTTCTTCGTAGAATTTAACCCGTTCTTCTTGAGTTTTGATGAATAGGAACTGGGAGAGTTTTGAGCCAGACAGTTTGCCGCGCCGTCGTTCAAACCATTCTGGACTTAACTGTTCTGGTTCGTCTATCCCCTGGTCCGCCAATGAGAAAAATCGATCGTGATTCAATGGAGATTCTTGTTGTTCTTGCATTTAGATTGAGATTAAGAGCCTTATATACTCTAAATTCTATTTCTGTGTAACAATTGTGAAGTGCACGTGGTTTAAACCATGTGACATGGCATAGTTACGGTCGTAGGCCGATAGATTTACCTACGACCCATCCCATAAAAGCCGTACGCTATTTCTATGTCATAAAAACCGTTAATGGTATTGCCTATTCTTAAAAATAGATAGCAAAAACCGTATAGTCGCTAAGTACAAACGACCCCAAAAAAATACATGCACACAGGCAATTTTGGGGTTTTTGACAGGTGAATACTATCCATAATACAGGTAATAATTGATGACAGCAGGAAC